TTTGTATTGCTCAATGTTTCTTATTTGGCTTTCGCTTAGATTAGTTATGTTGTTTAGATATGTAGAATGGATGCGTTTGTTCATTGGGTTATCAGCTACATCATAAACCCAAGAAATAAAGTCAGCTGGATTCCAGTCTAAGAATACTTGTCCAGTTGTACGAATCAAAAGCTGGTCAAACAAAGCCTTGCTAATTAGGTTTGCCTCGTTTACAAATAGTATATCCCTTGCTGGACCTTTTGCCTTGTCTGGGTCTTCCAATCCAAACAACTCTATGTAAGAACCATTCTTAAACGTATAAATGAAATCAGTATATCGAAACTCCTTCTCATCCCATATATTCCATTGTTCTAATATATTTTTAAAGTCTCTATAAACTCCTCGTTTAATATGTGGAAGGGAATGTGATACCATTGAAATCCTTGTATTAGGATTGCTTATTGCTATGTGTATTAGCAACTGAACAACTGAATAGCTTTTGCTTGACCTTGAACCACCTTCGTTACAGATTACAGGAAACCCATCTTCGTATGCCTTTTTATTAGCATAAAAGACAGGTGTTGCCTTAATCTTTAATTGGTTGACAATCTGCATCTGGCTCAATAGTTATTTGAACACTACCCTTAATGTCAGCAGTAATGTCTGTTGTTTGTTTAGGTCTGCCCTCTAATCTATCTAAAAGAATCTCGTATGCTTTTAAGTCTCCCTTTCTCGCCTTTGCTATGATTTGCATATCTAATTGTTCAGCTATGCTAAACTCCTCATCTTCGCCTGTTACTGGGTTGCGTACCTTAGTAACCAACTCCAATAAACGTAAAAGTCTTGTCTTGCTATTAGGAACACCTTTAGGTCTTCCGTTTGGGTTTCCGCTTACCCCTTTTTCAAATTGTGTATCTATATTTGGAAATGCCATAAGTTACCTGTTTTTTACCTGTATTACAAAATTACCCCATTCTTCTTGATAATCAATGAAGGGTCAAGTTTTTGCATCCTATCAATAATTACTTGGCAGTATTTAGGGTCAAGTTCTGTTCCGTAACATTTGCGACCTAATTGATGCGCTGCTACCATTGTTGTTCCGCTTCCTAAGAATCCATCTGCTACCAAGTCACCTGTTTTAGAACTATTTGTTATTTGATAAGCGATTAGTTCTACAGGCTTCATTGTAGGATGCTCTGCGTTTCTGCTTGGTCTTTGGTATTCTAATATTGTTGTTTGTTTCCTGTCTGAATACCAACTATGCGATGCTCCTTCCTTCCATCCGTATAAACAAGGTTCGTGCCTCCATTGGTAGTCTTGCCTTCCCATTACCATAGAATTTTTAACCCATATCAAGCATTGCTTTACCATTATGCCAGAATCTGCCATTGCTCTTCTAAAGTTTGCTCCTTCGCTATCAGCGTGCCAAACATACCAAGAACCTCCAGCTTTTGTATATGAACCAAGAGCCGTGTAAAAATCGTATAAGAATTGGTAAAAGTCGCCATCTTTCATACTATCATTTTGAATAGTTAGGGCATCTTTAGTCTTTCCTGTATAAGCCACGTTGTATGGTGGGTCAGTAACTACCATATCTGCGTACTCCGAGCCGAATATTTTACCCCAATTGTCCGTTTCGGTAGATGAACCGCATAAAAGTTTATGTTGCCCTATTTCAAAGATATCGCCTAAAACAATATCGGTTTCGCTACCACCCACAGGCACGTCAAAGTCATCTTCGGATGCATCTGCGTTTGTTATGGCAAAGTCTGGAATATCAAGACCCCAATCAGTTAATTGTTCTACATCCCAATTATTAGCTAAGTCATCCCAATCCCACTCGCCATATCCTACATTGTCCTTTACTATAAATTCTTTCTTTTGTTCTTCAGTTAGTTCTTTTGCTTGTTTTACAGGAACATCTGTAAGTCCAGCTTCAATACAAGCCTTTAGACGCATATTACCACCTAAAACAATATTGTTTTCGTCTATAACAATAGGTCTAAGTTCAAGCATCTGTGGGAAGTCTTGAATTGACTTAACTAGCTTCTTAAACTTGTCATCCTTAATGATTCTTGGGTTGCTTTGGTTAGGTTTGATTTCGTTGATGTTCATAGTATTTAGACTTTTTATTTCAGTTTGTATAGGGATTGAATTATAATCATTTCTTTCATCCATATTATCGGTTTTTTGTTGGTGTTCGTATTGATATAATGCTATCTGGCTTTTTTTCTAAATTGGTATATCCAAGCCATTTGCCACATTTGGTACACTCAAATTGTGTTTCTTTAATCTTACCAAACCAAACGTATCCTTCAGTTATTGCACCACATTTACAGGTGTATAGCTTCTTTCCGTATGTGTCTTTCATAGTTTATTCTTTAACTTGGTTACGTTATTTCTAAGAGGCTTTACCAAGTATATTATCTACCTTGCCTTGAATAAGGTTTAACTGGCTTATCCTTTGGACCAGATGTCTTCTTGTACTTGCCACACTTTCTTTTGCCAAAGCTAACCTTGTTGTTACTGCTTACTTTCGCCATAGTTGTTTATTAAATCTGCTAAATAATCAAATGCTTGTTCTTGTGTTTCTCCAAATACATAGTGAGTACATCCATCAATGACAAAAGAATAGCAAGAATATCCAGCTATAACTTCCTCTTTGCACGTTTCAAATATGTTACTTGTATCTATCAATTAGTTCTATTAATTCAGTTCTTTGCCATTTTTTAATCCTATTGTTAACCGCCTCAAACTCCAACTCTTTCACCGCTTTTTCACCTATCCTTTCTACTAAGCCAATCCTATACATTGCTTGATTTCCGTGCTTAAACATATTGCATCCAGCACATTGTAAATGGATGTTCCATTCGTTAAACCTTAAAGCCGAATAACCTTTAACAGTAAAGTAATGCCCAGCTTGATTTCCATTATAGCTTCCGCAACTAATACAAGGCAATCCTTCATCTCGTTTTCTAATATAAGCATTAACTACCTTTTGGGTTTTATCTAACAACTTGGGTAAAGGTATCAATGGCATAAAGCAAAATTAGCGTTACTTTTTCAATCTAACAACACATAATCTATCGTTATGCTTATATCGTTTCTTGTTAATTGGGTTCATATAAGTCATTATGGTTTTGTAATCAGTACCCAAAAACCTTATTGCCTTTGCTATTGACCTAAACCAAATCTCCTCTTTAGTATCTAAATAAATTAATCTAACTTCAATGTTATTATCTATTCCTGTCATTTAATCAATCTTTTTAATTCAAAGTATAAATGTGCAGTTAAATAAATAAAACAAGCTAAAGGAACGCTAATAAGAATAAACTTTAGCAATTCGTAAATAAATGTTAATAGTTTCATAGTTTGTTTTGTAAAAATAGGTACAAAGTATATCTTTTGCACTCGTTTTTTATAAATATTTCATTGTTTAATTTCTCCAAGTCCTTTTGAGTTTTAGCAGTTACCTTGTAATGTGCTATAATCTTTTTCTTTATTTGGTCTGCTTTATCTGGACTTAGATTATCCTTGTTTAATTCCTTTCGTTTCCATAGTATGTCAAAAGCCATCGTATTTAGTAACTCCCAGCCTCTTTTAGCAGACTTATCCCAATTTTCGTACAATGCCTCAATAACTTCATCATCTTGTATTTTAGGTATCTCTACTGCTTGTGGTTCTACATAAGTCTTTTGTCTTACTTGTAAAGCTATTGGCTTATATGCTGCCATTACATCACCAAAAAATTTAGGTGTAAACATAATTGCCTTGTCAACTGATAATTTTCCTATTGCGTATAGTTCAAATGCTACTCCAAGTTCCTTTAGTTTGTAATTTCCGTAATTTTTTATAACAAATTCGCAAATGAACTGAAATACTTCTATTGTTGGTGTTTGGCATCCGCTTAGTGCAACACAGGTCTTTAAGTGTTCCTTAACCTCTATTGGTGAACATCGACCAACACTCATAGTATCTAAAGCAAATACAACCTTTAATTCATCTGGTTCAAGTTTGTTATAGATTTCTAAGTGCAATAGTTTCTCGTTCTGAGTAAGAGAGTTTATGGCTTGTGGTAATACTTCTGTTAATAATTTCATCGTTCCAAGATTTGTTGTTTAAAAATGTTTCAGGGTTTTTACGGAATTGCTTGTCTGGTACTGATTGCTTGTAAAGGTCAAGATAATTCATTGCATTTTGCCTTTCATCATCAGTTAATTTATTCCACTTCTTTTTTAGTTTTTGCTTATCACCTACCTTTTTATCATATTCATTCCAAAACCATTCGAAATCTATATTTATATCTTCATTTATAGTTATAGTTCTATTTTCAGTTTCAGTTTCCATATGCTTAGCATATGCTTCGCTAGTGCTTTCTTTTTTAGGTGATTTAGCGTTATTTCTCCTACTTTCACTAAATTTTTGCCTTCTAATGGTTTCATTATACATTCTATCGTTGTAGTATAAACCATCATCAAATTTAAATTTATCCCATATTTCACTATCATATGCTTTACAAATGCTTAGCATATCCTTTTCACTTAATTTGCCTTTTTGATGTTGTAAGCACAAAAGTCTAATGTATTTTCCGACCTGTTCATTATCCATTGTAAAAGTGCCACTAAGAAAATCGCTTGTGTAAAATAACACCGCTGGGTCTTTAGCCATAAAATAAAAAAGGCTCTCGGCATCCACCCCAGTAGGATTAGGGTTTCAGCTTTGAGCCAATAAGTTTTAGTTAGGATATCCTACATCCTTTGTACGAAGATAAACTAATTAACCGAATATTGTGCCACTTGTTTTTTGTTTTTTAGCTTAACAATGGTAGTTTTTATGTTCATTCCATCGTTTCTAAGGTCAGCTATTCGTGCTGCTAATCTAAAGCAACCGAACTTGTTAAGTGCATCAATAGGGGTTAACTTTCTACCTTTATTTAGGTAGTTTGCGATTTGTGTTGTTTGACTCATAGTTGTAGTTTTTAAATTTGCGCTTAACGTTTTCGCCCAACGAGGGGTTGTTTTAGAATGGTAAATCGTCTTCGCTTTCTTGTTGGTTTACTGCAAATTCCTTTTTAGCAGTTGGTGCATTATATGAAACTTGCTTACCTCTACCACAATAGTTTTTCTTTGCTTTTTCGGCTCTTTCCTCTTGTGATTGGTTGTTCCATACTGTGTGTGTGTTTCCTTTCTCGTCTGGTTCTTTTAGGAAATCGGTAGCTACGTTTGCGTAATGCTTACCATTTTTGGCTTCTTTCCAATTAATTTCTTGTTTGCAAATGTTTAATACAATCATTGTTTTTAGTTTTCGTGTTTATTAATTTGATTTTGTTCTAATGCTATTTCATTTTGTCTATCTTGTTCTTTTTCCTCCTCGTCTTCTTCTTCATCTTCCCAATCGCAATGCTCTAAACAATCAGGACAAATATCAATTTCAGTAAAGTCGGTTTCTGCTCCGCAGCAAGTTGAATAAGGCATAATTAATCGTTTAAATAGTTTTCAAATACTTCAAATTTATCTGCCAACATTTTGTAAGGAATGTAGTTCCTTTTAGGTTGGTCTAATAATTCTGGAAAATATCTAAGTTTATGTTTTTTAAGTTCATCCTTTGCTGCGTTTAATCTATCCATCATTTCTTTTGCGTTTTGTGGGTAGCTTGTATCTACTTTGTAATTCCAGAACTTAACATTTTCCCTTAAGTCCCATAATTTGTTTATTGGTGTCATAAAGTTTGTTTTTTCTTGGTAAATAATTTAGTTACATCCTTAGTTGCAAGTTCGCTATTAAGTGCGTAAAGTTGGCTTAATTCGGTAGTATTTATGCACAAATCAATAGCTAATTCCAAGTCCTCTAAATTTTCGTGGGTCTTAATGTAAGCTGGGTTTTCTTCTGTTGATTGTGCCATTTCATCTCCTGTATAAAGTCCGCTTAAATCTTGTGGGTAAGCCTTTCTTAAAGCTAATGCTTCTGCAACTTTACTTAGCATTGTATGTGGCATCTTCGCCCATAAACCCATTGCTTTGCCATCGTTTGTTCTTTGGCAATATTCATCCCAGTATGCAACTCCAACGGCTGCCTCATACCTTGTATCGCCATTAAACCTAAATACTGAAACCTTACAGGAAACTAACTTACCATCTTGTTCTACAAAGATTGGTTCGCTTTGACCACCATAGTTTCCACTTCTTTCAGCGATAACTCGGAAGCCATCAATACTTGTTTGAATTGTCATTTTTTTACCCCATCCAGTTGGTGTTTTTACGTTCCTGTGGATGCAATAAATTTGCCTTGATAAAGCATCAAGTCCTGTTCTTTGCGCTTGATAAAGAAAGAGTTTTAGTTCGTCAACTGTTGCCTCTGGAGCAATCTGTGATTTAACTAACTCTACTTGGTCTTTCGTGTACGAAAGTTGTGGCTTTTTAGCCAGTTGTTGTTCGTTCATATTGGTTGGTTTTAGAGTTTAAAATTAGGTACTTTAGTGTTAATAACCAAATTAAACAAGCACATTTAAGTTGAAAACATCCTTTTTTATGGTATCATCAAACTTATTTGACAATTGACCTCTAATCTTTGAGATTGAATGTAGAACTGTTGTCCTGTCCCTATTGAAGATTTGTGCTATTTCCTCGCCATTTAACTCGGTTTTTTCCTTAGTTAAATACATAGTCATTTGCCTTGCTAATGTAACTTCCTCGCCTCTATATTTGGACATTAATTGTCCATATTTTATTTGATAGTAATTACACACTTTTTCGGCTATTTGCACTGCATACTCTTTCTGTTCTTCTTTGCTCATTCTTGTTGTTTTTATGTTTAAATGTTGGTCTAATAGGTCTTTTAGCCTGTTAATTTCTTTCTTTAATTCTTTGTTTTTATCTCGCAAAACCTCTATTTCAAGTTCTGCCATATATGTTTTATGTACTTCTCTCATTAGAAATGTAAAAGGTTAATTGGGAGCATAAACTCCTCAGTTAATGTATAAAGGTCAAGGATTAGAAAATGATAGCTTTTAAGGATTCTGCGTTGTATGTCATTCATTCGTGCAATCTTAATTAGTAAATCTTCTTCGCTAATCATTGTTCTTGTGTCATCTAAGCCTCGCCTCCATTCTGCAAGGTCAGCCTCAAATAGATTTTGCCTTCCTTGTGCCTCCTTTAGAAGTTGGAGTAGTATTGTTGCTCTTTTGTGCAACTTTAATTGTTTCTCTTGGTAGATTAGTTTGCTCATATTGTTTTAGGATTTTATAAACCAACTTACTTAAGGTTATGCCTTTGGAGTCGGCTTCGGTTTGTAGGTTAGTTTTAATTTGGTTCGTTACTAATGTCGTTATTAGGGTTTTCATAGATTGATTTGATGCCTCTTGCTAAATTTAAACAGGCTTGAACTGTTTCTCTTACATAGCCTTCTGGCATATTAACTAATTGGGTTTCTAATGTTTTGATGTAAATGTCAATTGGTGTCATACTAAATGTTTTGAAGGATTGCGGTAATTAAAAATGCAATGCATACAATGATAAATGCATACATAGGTTTGATGCTTTCGGCTTGGTAGCGTTCATTAGCCTTTTCCTGTGGTGTTTTTAGTTTGTTCATATTGGTTGTTTTGGTTTAGAAATCAAAGATAGGGTAAAACCTTATATCTTTACCAAACAATGCAAGTATTTTCTATAAATGTGATGAACGGCAAATAATAGGGATAAATGGTTCAATATGACTTATAAGGGACAAATATGTACCAAAAAGTGCGTTTTATGACACATTATCGTACGAATAAATGTTACTTTAATACATAAAAGTATAACAAGTGTACGGCTATTATACTATTCGTGAACACTATCAAAACTTGAACAGTTTACATTTTTTGATAATAGAGTAGTATTACTACTAATTATGTCAAGTTATAGCTTTACTTTATCAATCAATAAAAGTTATCTAATAAGGCAACTTTGAGCCGTATTTGATTGACAATCGGCTCATATTTGATTTATAAAAAACCCCCACTATGGAAATAGCGAGGGTTAAACCTAAGTTCTCCAATATGAAAGCCAAAGATATATAAAAAACCCCACCTTTTTAGGGATGGGGAACTATGAACGAACAACTATTTAGAACCATCTTGTAATGGTGTATCATTAGAATTATCTACTCTCCTGTAACCTTGTTTCCAGAGTATGTTACATAAAGTTACGCTTTTCTCAATTATTGATTCTTCTTCATCCATAGGATTCAATAAATGTAAACACTCGTGAATCATTATTTCAAGATGCTTTTTTCCTTTTAGCCGTGAGTCAATATAAACCACACCATCACTTTCAGCAATGCCGTGAGCCTGTTCCCTTCCTAATTTCCTATGTATAATTTTAATCTTCATCTTTCAATAAAGCTAAATCTGGTCTATCAATCTCTTTGAATATAAGTTTCTCGCCACCTCTAATCTTACCTAAGGTGTTTTTAATCTCTTGTTCTAAGTTGTGCAATTCAATTAGTTTAGCAACCAACCATTGCTCTTGTTGTAGTGATGTCAATTTTGCGAAGTTTTTAGGGTATCTCATATTAGAAGACTTTACTTTTAATTATTCTATGATTGTGAACTCTATAATCGCCATTGTTTTCTTTCTCTATGATGGCAAAACCTTGATTGTATGAATCAACGTGCTTACAATATTCTACGTTTGGATGCATTAAATGTCCAGTTGTATATGTTGTAAATATCTCCTCATCAAACTGATTCTTAGTAGTAAACTCGCTGGTCCTATGAACGTGCGATGCAATTGCGCTTTGCTTAACTCTATCGTATAAAGTCTTAGCTGGACTTACACCACTACCCCTTCTAAATGTAGTGTCGCCGTGAATAATAGGTAACTTGCCAAACTTAACGTGGTCTATATTTTTAATCGGAATAATGTTAAAAGTATTTAGCATTAATATTTCCTCAATCTCAAATTTGCCGTTTAAACCTAATAATTCAGGTGCTTTGGTTCGCATATACCTTTCATACCTAAATTCGTGGTTGGCATCTAAGTTGTAATAAATAGGAATTTGAGGAAATGATGCTCTTATAAATCCAAGCATCTCAATAATAGCCTCATATTCTTCATCAAACTTTCTAACTCTTGGGTCTTTCTGGAAATCGCTTAATTGATAAAAATCAACCAAATCTCCATTGATAAATAATGAATCAATCTTCTGGTCATTTAAGTATTTAAAGCAAACATCAATTGCCTTTGGGTCGTGAAATGGAACTTGCAAATCTGCAATAAATCCCATTTTCTTAATTCCCATTGGTAAACAGTAAACAATCTTTTCTTCTACCCAAGTTGGTGGCTGCACAAAGTTTGATGCAGTACGCTTAAAATCTTCTATAAATTGTGTATTTTTTCCTTTAACTGCTTTTCCTTCGCCAGTCTTACCTCTGTAATAACGTACTAAATAACGTACATTTTCGTGATTGTCAAAGTGTGAACTTTGTTCCTTCATAATCAAAGTAGCTAAAGTGTTAGAAGGCATCCATTGAGGATATTTGGCTAAATAGTCCAAGACTATCTGACCACTCATTGTGGTTTTTTTGCCTCCTTTTTTTGTTGTTGTCATAGGTTTATTTTAGGTTAGTGAGTTTAGTATCAAATCTGCTTCTTCTTCTCTACGTTTGACCAATCCATCTAAGCCTACATTTTCCCATAATCTTTTGCTTCTTTCTATTTGGTCAGCTATTCCTTCGTAATCTGCTTTCGCTACAAGGTCAACTATTGACCTCATTTCCTTTCTTGTTTCTCCTTCTAATTTGTTTCCCCTATTGTAAATCATTGAAACCAAAGCACCTCTTGTGTCCTCGTTTAAACTATCTATCTCTGGGTAAATAGCCTTTGCTAATTTATAGTATTTAGGTAATGACTTATTAACGAAAACATCGTATGCAAAATTGTATGGTATTCTAACTTGTAGAATTTCCCCTCTTAGCATTGATTTAACCGCCTCGCCTTTTATCCCTACTACTTTCCTTAATGCGTGAATAAAGTTTAAATTTAAGCCATCCCAATCGCTAAAGAACTGCTTTTCGGTTACATAACCGCAATCATACCCAAGTCCAATAGTTACACCGCTATCGCCACCTGCCCAAATAGGCTTTTGGTATCGTTTCTCATAAACGGATCTACCACCTACCTCGTGTTTGATTATTAGTTCAATAGCTTTTTTGCTTATCATCTTAATAGTTTTGGTATGTTGTTTTACCATTAACTCGCACCGCCTTTAATACTTGCTTTCTTTGTTTGCCTGTTGATTCATAAGAAACGTGAACCCAATCAGGATTTGAAGATGTACCAAACTCCCAAATCATCTGGTCAAACGATAAATTATCCTTGATGTAATCAAAGACCATCTTGTTAGTTACTCCGTTTGGTGTGCCATCCATATCAATGTCAATCGCTTCGCCAGAGCAATGTTGGCTCGTTAATGAACCGCCAATACATTTATTTAACTCTGCGCTTCTATATCCGCTTGATATATGAATAGGGCAATTAAAGTGCAATCTAACAGGCTCGAATACCTTTTCTGCTAATAGCTTAAAGTTTTCAATGTGTTGTGGGATAGGCATATTGCTAATCCCGTTTCTTTTTGCTGATTCACTACGAATAACTTCGCTTAAATCTAAATGTGCCGATAGTTTCATAATAAATTATATATAAAGTAAATTAAACCAATTACCCATAAGGTAAAGCCAATTGCCAATGCTCGTTTTTCGTTATTCGGCATCTTTCTTTGTTGAGAATTTATCAATTGTGCTTGTACCCATTGCAGCTATGCATATAGCCATAACTGCATCAACAAGTTTGTCGCTTGGTGCAATCTCTAAATGGCTAAACGAGTTAGCTAATAATGTAATACATAAAAACAACGCACTCAATAAAGCTATAACTCTTTTGGTGCTTATTGACCCTCTTTCATCGCTTAATAAATTTGCAATCCATTTCATTTTATTGTGTTTTAATTAGTACTAATGCCATAAACAACATCAATGTCCAAAGTCTATTTATGCCTTTTTCTTTCTCGAAGGTTTCTTTGAACTCTTGGTCAATTCCTGTGGCTGGTTTAATATTTTCGATATGATATCGGTAAAGGTTGATTGTATCTTGCTTTTTACTAATTTATTTCTTTGCCTTGCTCAATGGTCATTATAACAACAGAATCTTCTTTTATTTTTTTAATTATCGGATATTGCGAGTAACTTGAAACTGACACCAGTATCAGCACTAACACTATCCAAAGTTGCTTTAACATCTTTTAGTTCGGTTTTTAATATTGTAACTTCCGTTTTTAATTCTTTTATAGTTTCAACTGCCTTTTGTACCAATTCCGCCTCTTTTTTACTTGCTTTTGCTTGTACCTGTACCGACAAATCATTCGTTTGAGTTACCTTATTCATTAACTTTTGGAACTCTATGTCATCCTTTAATTCATCACTTTGCTTTTGAGCTGATGCCGTACACCCCATTAAAAATATAAATAACAAGTACCTCATTATTTTATAGATTGAATTTTACCTAAACTTTCTAATGTGCTTAACTTAGCCGTAGCCGATGCCAAAGACGAATCACATCTTCTTAAAGCCAGTTGCATAATGTCTACCTTTTCATCCAGCTTTTGCACCTTAACCGCTTGACTTGTAATCTGGTCTTTAAACGTAGAACGCACATCAATATATAATGCAGATATGCCACAAAGAACGATAAATAAAGTAGCTACAACAGGATTCTTTGCGAAGTCCTTGAACGATACAGGTAATGCCATTTTAGAACAATTTTATATAATAACCCAATGAATAATGATTTGTAGTTGCGTTTATAGTAAATAAGCCGTTTTTAGCCGTTTTGTAACCTAAACCAAGTCCTAATCCAACTTTATTGTCAAATGCCCTTAAATCGCCTAAAACACCCAAATAAACCTCTTTTTTAGGCTTTGGTGTAATTACTTTGGTAATTGTTATCGTAGGAAGGTTAAAATTGGCACTAAAACCTCTGCCTTGTATCTTGTTTTGACTGATTGTATCTTGTATGTATGCGTATCCTAAAGAATCAATGCGTATTGTGTCCGAGTAAACCTTAGCTTGGTTGTATTCTTTAACTATGGTAATTGTATCGTGAACCTCATCAATATTGTAGATTGTGTCTAAAACCACAAAAGGGATTGATTTCCCTTTGGTAAACTTAGTGAAAGTTTTCTGTTGGTAAACTGTGTCAGTTGTTACTATAACCGATGGCTTACCTATGTATGAAGATTTATCCTTTAAGAAAAGAAATACAATAATAACCAATATCGCTATTACTATATTCTTGTACATTACTTAAATCTTTTAGCAGCCTTGATGTAATAACGAATGGCAAAAAGACCAGAAACAATAGCAATCAAACTCGCTATAAGACTAACTACTGGTTGCACATTTACAACACTAATAAATGCGGTTGTTCCGCTAAGAATAGTTAATAAGTCCGATTGATTGCTATTATGTACCATTAGTCTTCTTTTACTTCTTGTGGTGGATTTTGTTCTGCATTTAACTTACCCAAGAACTGCAATAATGGTAAACCATACGCAGTAGGGATAGTGTTAATAAAGGCTTCTAATTCCTTGATTTGTTCTTGATTAATTGTTATCATAGTTTTTATTTTATATACAAATATAGTTAAATATTCAATTAAATCACTTCTTCAATAATTGGTTCTGGAATAGGCTCTGGTTCTGGAGGTACTGGTGGTATAAAATCACCTGTAATTGTTAAGTTAAGTTGAGCAGCTACCCAATCCCAAGCATAAGAATCTACCTCCCATTGAGTGTATGCTTCTCCATCCATTATTAAATTGCCTTGTGCAACTTGAACTCCAATATTGCCATTTTCTTGCTCTGCAAACAAAGCATAGTAGAAAGTAGCACTTGTTCCTAAATTTACATTTATTGCATAGGTGTTTAATATCTTAGCTTCTAAATTTTGTCCATTGTCCCAAATTATTACGGGTTGAATTGTTTTCATATTTTATTATTTTTACTATTATTAGAATATTCCTATTGCACTACATTGATAAGTTACACCTGATGTTGGAGTAGCAGTTGTTGTCATACTTATTTTAGCAGCACCACCTCCACCATCACTAATTAAATTAATACTAGATACAGGATTACTTCCTCTGCCTTGTGAAGCTAAAGTTGTTAAAGTAGCATTTGTTTGTCCGTTTGATGTGGTTTGAACTGCAAATGTCGCACTATAAGCATTAGCACCTGTATTGTTATCACTTACCCATATATGGAATATAGCTGAATAACATCCATTATTAATAGCACCTGTTGGACTTAAAAATCTAAAAACATCTCCTGTACTATTACCAGCTTGAGTTCCAGATGAACTTCTAATATTATTTAAATCAGATTGAATTTGACCTGTAAACTTAGCCGTACCAGATACTTGTAATTTGTTTCCATTATCACTTGTAGTTCCTATTAATACATTATTACCACTTGGATTAATAGATATTGGTCTACCACTCCAAGATTGCATCCAAACATAAGATGTGCTATTTACACCTATATTAAATTTATCATTTACATTAGTAATAGCAGAATTTCCATTAAAATCTAAAACTCCATTAGATGTAAGTCTCATTTTTTCATTACCATCATTAGTATGAAATTGTATTTGATTTGTAGTACTATTTAAATATATAGCATTATTTCTATTTCCAGAAGCAGATAAACCTAACCCTGTTGAACCACCTTGTATATAAAAAATACCATTAGGGGAATAACTAAATATCGTATTATTATCAGAAGGGATTGTTGATGTTGTTCCTAATTGTAATATACCATTAGAAGTAATATTTAATGCATCACTTGTGTTAGATGTATTAAAACGCAAACCACCCATATTATTTGACATAGTAAATGTCGCAGTAGCATTTGTGTAAAACAATGATGCCATAGTATCTGCACTCTGCCTAAACCTTAGGAAAATATTACCAGTAGTGTTTGATTGTATTGCTAATATTGGAGCAACATTTATGATTGTAGTATCACCAGCCGTTAAAGTACTTGAAAAAGATGCACTTGTACCTCCTAAAGCACCTGTTAAAGTTCCTCCAGTTAAAGCTAAATATGTACTTGCAGCAGCACTTGTTGTTAAGTAAGTACTATTGTCATAAGTTATTGTAGTTCCAGAAGCCTTTACAAATCCTGTTCCATTTAATTGGTTTTGTTTAGCATTCCAAGTTGATGCACTTGATATGTAAGAATCCGTAATTGCACTACCATTCCAAGTACCAATAGTAACAACACCTGTTGCTAATATTTTAAATTTTTCTAAGAAAGTTCCTGTTTGTGTATTACCAAAAACAAAGTAATCATTAGTTAAATCATTATCACTTACGCTAAATCTCATTATACCACCATCGACAGGATTTTCTTCGTGTTGAATATAACCAACATCATTTCCACCACTTGCAACAGGAAAATTAATAGTAGCTAATCCACTTGATTTTGTTATTACTAAATTACTATTAACAGAAGCAGAACCATTTACAGTTAACATATTAGTTACTGTTGTAGGATTGCCTATGCCTACAAATCCATTTGCACTATTAACTCTTATATTTTCTGCTCCTAAAGTAATAACACTAAAATCTCCTTCAGCCGTTAAACTTAATCCACCATCAAAGTTTCTTAAGTTAGCCGATAAGTTATTAAACAAAGCTAATCTTACACCATCCGTTCCTGTTATACCACTTGCAGCATTATGTAACCATAATTGACTTTGTGTACTATTGTAAATGTCTATTCCGTTATTAGGGTTCAATAAACCAACACCTAAGTTACCAGCTTCAGTCAAAGAAATAAATCCGCTTTGGTTAAGTAGAGTTAAGTTTCTTGCACTTGCAGTACCTAATTTCTCCGTTGAAATCAAGTTGCCATAAGTAGAATCTATTGCAATTCCTATTCCGTTGTAGTTAGATGCACCTGTTTTAATTAATAAACCATAACCGCTATCTAAAGCAGAATCAGCACCTATTGTTGCATTAGGTACGCTTGTGTTTACACCTAATCTATTTGTTGATGCATCGTAAATAAATCCAGCTTCAGAAGTGATACTATTTGTACCATTCCAATATGCAATTCTACCATCTGCACCACTACCACTAATATCAGAAGTTATTGTCCAACTTCTATTTGCACTTAAATCATAAGTAGTACCATTTATTGTTAATTCTCTTGAAGTAGGTACATAGCCACTCAAAGCAGAAGGAATAACGTAATCAGTTCCAGCAACGGCAGCTATTAACTTACCATCTCCGTTTGTTTTTAGCAAAGAAGATAAAACACCACTTTGTTGAATTGAACCATTTACAGTTAACATTTCTGGAACTGTTGCTGGTCCGCCTATACCTACTTTACCATCCACGCTATTAACTCGTATGTTTTCAGCACCTAAAGTAATCACAGAGAAATCGCCTTCAGCAGAAATACTCATAGCACCATCAAAGTTCCTTAAGTTAGCCGCTTTAGAGTTAAATAGAGCCAATCTAACACCATCTGTACTTGATACACCTGTTGCGTTATTATGAAGCCATAATTGACTTTGTGTAGCGTGATAAATATCTATACCATTATTAGGGGTCAATAAACCTATTCCTAAGTTACCAGCCTCCGTTATAGAAATAAATCCAGCATAGTTATATAAAGTTAAATTCCTTGATGGAGCAGCACCTAATCTATCGGCAGTAATCATATTGCCGTATGTAGAATCTGTTGCGAATCCTATGGAGTTGTAGTTTGCATTATCGTTTTTAAGCAATAAAGAGTAACCACTATCAGTAGCAGCGTTTGCTCCAATCGTTGCATTAGGAACTGAAGTATTAACTCCAAGTCTATTAGTTGAAGCATCGTAATTAAACGAGTTTTCAGCAGTTATACTTGTTGTACCATCAAAGTAAGCTACATTCCCACTTGCTCCTGTTCCTGTAATTGGGTTAGTTAAAGCGTTTTGCTTGTTATTAAACGTACTCCAATCCGTTGAACTTAACTTACCAGTATTTGTAGCCGAAGCCACAGGAAGGTTGAAAGTATGAGTAGCTACACTTGAAGATATCCCAAAGTCAGTTCCACTTGTTCCTGTTGCAAAGAATTGGTTTTGTCTTGTTAAGTTATTTAAAGAAATCAAACCCTTTGAGAAAGTAGTAACTACTTGACACAAATGATTGTTCTCGGTATGTAAAGTAACTGTTCTACCATCTACGTTTACATAGATTCTTATTGATATTCTATCAGTAACACTTAAAGCAGCAACCGCTACTGGTACTGCAAAATAGTAAGGGTTAATCGTTGTTCCCTCTGTAATATATTCAGGAACTCCAACGCTTGTACCTAATAAGGTAAACGTTGTGCCATCGTATTTGTAAACCTCTGCATAAACGAAAGGATTACCTGTATTATTATTTACACTAAAATAGAACTCACAATTAAAGTTACCAGCTGGTACTTCCAATAAAGAAGGGTCATTAGCATCGGTAATGTAACTCGCAACATATCCATTAGAAGATATAGCAATATCAGTTCCAGCACCACTAATAGGTGTTTTGCCTAATTGTCTATAAGCAACCCCACCGATTGTGCCTTGACTAACGCTTGAGTTAAGATAGTAACTAACAGAACTACCACCACCTGTTGATGTTGGAAAGTCAGCTAATGTACCATCCCCTCTTACATATTGAGAAGCATCTCCATCTAAAGCGGTTACTACACCACTATTAGCCACTACTGGACCTTGTATATCCCTAATCTTTGCTTCGCCTGTAACTTGTAATTGACTCATAATATTTTATTGAAATAATCCTCTAATATATTCCCCAGATGCTAATGGTCTACCAAAAGTAAGCACCCCAGTTGAACTTATAAACTTAACATCATCGCCTGTTGGAGTTCCTGTTGTTAAAATGTTTTGTGCATCTACACCACCTCTTGACACATAAAGACAAGCATAACCAATTGTATCCGCAAATGTAATTGAAGTTTCTCCACCACTTGCCGTGTAACCTTTTGTCTTAACTGGGTTAGCACCTACGATAATAACTCCGCTTGGGTCTACTTGTGTTCCTGTTATGTTGTATGCTCCGCTACCTTGTAAACTCACATTATATGTAGCCACATCCCTCATAGGTGCGTTAATTGCTAAACTTGTTATATTACAAATTCCGTTAATAATAACCAACCCATCAACTCCATTATCAACAACAAACTTAACTTCTATTGGCTCTCTTGTTAATTGCTTGTCTAACATAAATAAATAAGAAAAACCAGTCAAAGTAATTAACCCATCACAGGTTACACTCCAAGATGCTACATCGTTCTTAAATTCTCTAAACCAAGCACTTGATTGGCTTGTTACCTCTTTTTGGTCTACGCTTACATTAAAAGCACAATTTGTACTACAAGCAAATGCAACATCCACCTCTGGGTCTACATCTGTTCTATGCCAATAAAGCATTACGTTTTTACCATTTACTGCTGCCATATTACAAATTTAATCAATTATCCGAATGTTTCTAATATTTCCCCAGCACCACTTATTCTGTATGCTTGGAAGTAAGTATCCGTTACTAAAACCTTCCACCAAATACCAGCACCATTAAATCCAACAATTAATAATTCAGATTGATAGAAGAAATCTCCAACCGAAGGAACACCAATGTTTTCTAAGTAAACTAAATTACTTGTTAAAGGAGCAGCAAGAGCAGCTTCCTTAGTCAAATAACCATTAGACCTAACGTGAGAATATCCTGTAACCTCTGTTGGTAAGCTATTACTATCATAAACAGTAGTCATTGTTGTTTCTATATTATCAGGATTAATATCCAATAAAGTAGCCGTAATAACATCATTTGGTAAATCAATAGTTGAATTACCTATTATGTAATTTTTATTTTCAACACTTATTTGTGCTGGGTCAGTATCACTTGCCGTTATTCTCATTGCACCACTAAATCTACCATCCGTTGTTTCCATACCCATAAAAGAAGCATCCAAGTTAATAATGTTCTTATTTAAACAATTTGAATATTGCTTGACTACTAACTCGCTTAGGCTTCTATAAATATCAGTAGGATATTCTTGTCTGTACCAATTCTTTAAGTTTAA